TTCCGGATCGGAATCATAATCATTTCTAAAATATAAATTGTTTTTGATAAATCCCGACATTATCTGAATTCTGCTTTCTTTTTTTGCAGGTTCGGTCATAATCCTGATCGAATAATCACATGAAGTTCGCAAATTTCGACCATAATCAAACCACGCTGTTATTGATTCAAATATTACTTCTTCGGGTTTTGATTCATTAATCAGTTTAATAGTTCTGTCAAAGCTATCAATTGTATCCTTATTAAAAATAACATCGGTAATATAAACCCGGTCTTCAATAATTTTGGAAACCACTAAACTAAATATACCATTCACATCAGGAACGATCCGCATATCAGCCACCGCATCTTTGAAATCTATTTTTTTGTTGTCGAAATAATTCATTTGGTCATCTTTAAAGGTTGAACGACTGCGACGATTTGAAAATGCTGTATATTTATCTTTGAAAGCTTCAGTAATAAAATATCGCTTAGCATCCGAAAAGTGTCCGCATTCCTCATAGGTTTGTTTAGTTTTGGGATCACGAACACGCTTTTTAAGTACATTTCCGTTTACATCCTCTTTGGTAACGCAATAATCAATAATTGATACGTTACACTTTTCATCAATAAGTATGTTTAGTTCAGGTATCACGCCCTCATAGATCGCATCCACAAACTCTCTAGAAAGCGAAACAGATGGGTTTGTTGTTGGCATTCGCTTTTCAATCGTAAAACCGTTGTTTTCTATCCCTTGAAAGAACTTATCAAAAAATGAACGCTTTTCATCATCAATTGTATTACCGGCAGTCGAGGTTTGATCTCCATAAATATAAACCTTATCGGAATGCTCGATTTCCTTCAACCAATTACTCACTAATTGAGAAGAAGCAGAAGCGGTGTTGAATGGATCGCGTGCCGGAAGCTCAGCAATTTGTTCTATATCGTAAAAATCAACACCGTTTACATTCCTATCACTTATTTGCCACGCAGAAACGGTTATGTAAGGCAATCGGTTATTATCCACCGTTAGATGAATGGGTTGTTTTTTAATGGTTGTCTTGCCAATATGCTTATTAATATCAAATTGTTTAAAGAACTCGCCACCCGATTTCAGCATCACATCCCAATTTCCTTCCACAAAAACCATGTATTCAAATTTAGGCAGGTTCTTAAGGCTCTCCTTATAATCCTCTGTCAAAAATGGATTGTCCGTGATCTTTGCCGGGATGTACTTCCATTTCGTAGGTAGCGTATCTTTTCGCCATCGGTCATAAATCAATGTCTTTACCCAGCCAAATGTCGGATTACAGGTTGCAAGTATAATTGGTTTTGGTTGGCTTTCTGTATTGGGTATTATCCAGGTTCCGATACGCTCAAATGCTTTCCAAAACATTTGTTGCTGGCACTCGTTTATTTCTTCAAATAAAATTCCGTTTACCTCTAACCCTCTCATCCAGTCCATTTCCTTATCCTGAGCGTAATTCTCGGACTTGAAAATTATAACAGAACCATTTGGATGTGTATACTCGTATGGACTCTGACGAAGCCTCCCTGATGGTTGTATTTTTTTAAACGATGGAATAGTAGTCGTTCGAATCTTTTCCATATCTTCCCGGATAATGCACCACCTGCTACCCGGATAGATCTGACATAGGATCAGAAAAGCCGAAAGACCCCAAACTGTTTTCCCACCCCTGATTGCACCGCCGTACATTATGAAATTGAAGTCTCCTGAAGCCAAGGACTCCATCGCTTCAGATTGTTTGGGGGTTAATTCCATTTAAAAATATCTTTTTGTTGTCTTGACTCGGGAGTAATGTTTCTTTAAGACATGTAATTGCTTACATTATGACACAAAATTACACCGGTATCTCTTTGTCTCCCCATTTTATTACAGTGGTGAATCCAAGTTTTTCACCATCTTTGCCAGTTACCTCGGTAGTTTGTCTGTTCTTCCAATGGTCAGGATCACGATTGCAAAGCGTGAAGATAATAGCTGCCGTGTCCGGTTGGAAATGCTTATCGGTAACGCTGTGTTCTTTGATCCTTACAATTGGTTTATCATTATCATCTCGCTTACCGGTATCAGCTGTGACAGTCTTTTTTTCCTGTACGCTGTATCCCTGAATTTTCTTAACAAGCGATTTATTGCACTCAACAAGAAGAAAATCATTGAATTCTCCCTTAGCCTTTTTAATAGACTCGGAAAATTCGGGTTTTTTATTTATCCAATCAAAATAAGTATCCTGATTGATAGATACTTGATCGCATATTTCGGCAATAGTATAACTGTCTGTCTTTATCAACAAACATATCTTTTCAACAATTTCTTTGTTATACTTACCTTTACGTGGCATAATTAATATATTGTTTTACTCTTGTTTAGTATCCTCAAGCATACTTTCTGCCAAATCAATAACGTTTTCGAGCTCTTGAATGACAGATTTCAGTTCAATGTACTTACGTTTATCGGTTGCTGTTGATTGTCCACCAAGTTCCATGATAGCTTCAACTTCTTTCAGTTGTTCGTTTTTACGTTCCAACCGTTTTTTAATGATTTCTATAAATGTCATGTTCATGCTTTTTTTCATGTTGGCAAAATTAAATGATTATGCCGACAAAATTAATTATAATTCTTCAAAAATCTCTAATTGTGATAAATCAAGTTCCGGGAAGTTGTTTCGAATGTTCTTCGGATCGCCTTTGTAGAAAACCAATACATTTTGGTGTTGCTTTCCGATTTTCCGACTAACATTGAATTGTTTTCCGGCACGCATAGCCAGACTTCCAATCATGTTCACCAAAATCATTTCATTGTAATACTGAAGTCCGGCTTCCAAAAATGCGTATATTGTGTGACCAACAAAATTGCGGTAGATTCCGTTTTTGTCGCGAACTTCTCCAACCACGAAAACAGCGAACCGGTCCGGCTTGAGCATTTCGCATGATTTACGAATGATTTCACGATATGCATTTAAAAACTCATTGTATTCCATGTTCGACAAATCTTTCGGATCGTCCGAATAAACTTCTAAATCAGCATATGGCGGACAACTGAAAATCAGGTCTGCTTCAAGTCCTGGAAGGAGCGTATCAATATCGCAACTGTCACCGGTTACCCATGTTGGTGTTTCGGTTGTTGATCCTATTACCGGAATAAGTTCGGAGTAATTTTCCCAATTTGCTTTTACCTGCTCTTCACGCAAATCAACGCCGTAATAATCCATGTCGAGTTTTGTTGCCACAATTCCACGAACAGAACCACCTGCAAACGGGTCGATTATTTTCCCTCCAGGGATATTAAACCAACGATAGGCCAATTCGCATAATACCGGATCAAAGATTGAGGTACCATCCATTAACGGAATGTTGTTAGTGTGACAAAAATCAATTATTTCGTCCCAGGTTGGCTCAGCTCCTTTTTTCTTCCGGAGCAGGTTTTTTACATCGTATATTTTTGGCGATTGTGCCGATCGTGCGTAGGTAATTTGTTCGTCACGTCCGGCCTCGCTTTTAATGCCAAGTGCAAGCCACGCTTTCTTCCGGTCCTGCCATTGTCCTTGTTTGGTGTCGAGCACTGAAAACGGTGGAATAATGAATTTATCGCGCAGACTTCCCACACGTTCCTGATCGGCCACTATTTCCGATAAATCAATTTTTATATCGCCCAGCGAAAATTCCCAAATATCGAGTTGATCAGCTGTGAAATCCTGCAGCACCATATCGAAATCAAATACCGAAGTATCGGAAGCATGATTGTCGGCCAAGGCCAACAGTTTTCGCTTTTCGTCTTCAGACGATATATCGGTTCGTTTGACAACAATAAGATCCGTTCCATCCGACTCAATAATGCGAACTTTCAAACCCAATTCCTGTGCCTGCTCATACACACCATTTCCGGCAATAAGGATATTGTCTTTATCTACCAACACCGAACGACCGGCTCCACAATCTTCAAGGCTTTTCTTGATAATACGTTTATTTCGGTCTCCGTGTATCCGGTAGTTTTTCGGGTCTAATTGTATGGGGTTGTCTTTTGGCATAGATTTTAATATAAAATATAAAACTGGATTATTTTTTCAGATTAAAAATATATATCCTTAATTTTTCGTAACGTCAACGGTTTTTCTTGTTTTATTTTCTTATAATCTCTGCAAATTTTCTCCTTAATTGCCAAACGGACAAACTGACTGACATCTATATTTAATTCTCTCAATTTATCCAATGTTTCAAGTTGAGTTTTAGAAATTCTAAATTTATATGTTTCAGTTAGTTTATCCATATTTGTGGGTACATTAAGTGGTTATACACAGATGTTACCGGCTATTACACAAACGAAGCAAAACGTCTGCGTGGCAAGCAACATTTA